CATATTAGTTATTTGTTAAATTTATGATTAGGTCTTTTTTGAGTTTTTGCACAATATCTCCTCGTTGTGAAAAGATTTGGCTGTTCTCATCCCCTCTAATCTCTGGGAATCTATTGTCGATTTGACGGCAAATGTTAGCCCTAGCATCTTCATTGTCAACCAAAGCGTCCATAATGAAGTAGTCGTTGTCAACATATGTGTTTCCAGAACATCTGAACACATCTTCAAGGGTTGGAGTTTCTGCCCACCTACCAATTGGGTAGATGATTACAACTCCGTTGACCTCATTGTTTACCTTATTGATAAACATCCATTCCTTTTCCATCGCCCACTTCAGCCAGTCATCAAGATAGTCTAACTGAAAGACAGGGCGTTTGCCGTTGTCTTTGTTCTCGTAGACAAATCTACAAGTGCTCTGGAAGTCTTCTTCTGTCATTAAGCAGTCTTGAACTTGCTTACAGTTTTGTGAGAAGGGGCAACCGTGGTACTACAGTTAAGTTCAGAGCCAGCAGTACTTACTCCACCAAAGTGACAGGCAACCATTCTAATAGTGTGAGTACCAGAAGGAAGAATAACATTATAGATGTATGGAGTGGCGGTGTATCTATTGACTCCAATGCTAAATGTATCTCCAATTGTAGTAGTTGTAGTAACATTGTTTACACTAGAAATTAATTGGCAACCATAACCATAATTGCCAGCACCAACCACAATATTGTTATACAATGTAGAAACAAGGTGTATCTCCCAAGTCTCTTCATCTGGAACAATAAAATCTTCAGTATAAGTAACTTTACCAAAATTCATCCAATTAGCAGACCAAGCCGCAAATCGATAAACATTGTCCGTGCCAAACAAGGTAACATTAGTAAGAGGTGAAGTTATTTTAGAATACAGACCAAAGACAGGAGTGCCTTTAAACTGAACAGTACCTGTAAAGTTACACACACCTTTAGCAGTAAGGGCAGACTCAGCAACAAGATTGCCCATACATTGGGTAACGCCATCAAACTTATTAGTTCCGTCTGAATAAAGACCGCCTGTAACAGAAATATGCCCAGTAGAAAGTACACTAGGAGCCTTAACATACGAACAAGTTCCAGCGGTCTGAACTGACTTCACAAAAAGTTTGTAGTTAATTTCGTCTGGAGTAACGCTATCAACTTCCCAAGTTCCATTAAAATCAGAAGGACCAGCAGTCACAACAATAACCTGTCCAGCAAGAAGACCGTGACCAGCAGACACAATCTTTACTGTGGTTACTTCACCAACTGTAGTAGGAGAAATGGTTTTGTTCTGTACACCAGTTCCAATAATAGGAGTTAGCGTAATGTCTTTAAGTGGTTGTGCAAAAAGATTAAAAGAACAGTTAAGAGGACTGTTGAGAAATCCAGTAGCCGTAATCTTTCTAAGTTTAGTGGGTGGCGAAGTAGCAGACAAATCGTGAATCAAGAACGAGTCACCTACCGCTACCGTGTTTACAGTAAGGGCGGTCTGTCCAATGATTGCATCGTCATCAAGACTAGCATTGTTAATGTGGTTGTTGAGTCTGTCACCAGTTACCTGTTGACCGTCAACAAATGTGTCTCCTCGTTTAATTTGTGCCATAAGTTATTTTTTGCTAATGTTGTTCTGAGTCCAGACAGTTGCGTACACAAAACTAGAGCGAATTGTGGGTCTGTCGTTATCAGATGTAAATTTTAATTGAATGCCAGAACCGTTTTTTCTGATAGGATTTCTACGCATAGAGTCCTCAGTAGTTGTGTAACCATAACCTTCAATAGTAGTAACTGAGTCTGGATTTGTTACTATAGCCTCTGTAAGAACGCTACTTGAGCCTTCAGAGACCATTTCAACTTCAACTGTACTAAACCTTTTTTGTCCAAGGCTTTCAAAGTTATAGCGTCTTGTCTGGAGAACTCCTGTAATTTTATTCTTAGGGAAAGAACTTTCATCAAGCAAGGCACTCAGTCCATTGCCACAGGGAAAAGGAAGAATAGGTGTACCTTGGTTGGGGTCTCCAATAGCCCAATCTTGATACTCATCGTAATTAAGTTCATCCATCAAAAAGATGCCTTGATTTGTATCTACAATAAACACTCTCTTTTCGTTGTTACGCTTGCATACAATAAAGTTAAACACATCAAATCCAGCAGGGTAAGTGTCAACAGACTCCCAGCCTTTTAGGATAAAGTTATAAACAAGAACACAGTTGTTTGTTTCAGATGTACCAATTGGCACGGCAAGGTAGTATCTGTTGTTAAAATAAATAGCAACAGACTTGTATGCGGTAGTCTTATTGATAGTCTGAATGACATCATTAATCTGTGCAGACAGCGGTTCGGCAACCGTCAAAAGTCTTACAGAGTCGTTAGACGAATTGTTCTGAGGCTGTAGGAAGTACACACCATTGTCAGACAGGAACAGAATGCCACCATTGGCTTGGACTACGGTTCTCTTTGCAAGACAGCCTGTGTCGGTAACAAGAGACTTAATAAAAGATGTGGTAGAAAGACCGTCACCAGTAGAATATCTACCAAGACCAATGTTTACATAAAAGATACTGTTTCTAAGAAAGACAAGAAACTCATTTAGCGTCCAAGGCGTAATAGAAATGACTTCATCATTACCACCTTGATTGAACAGGAATTCATCAACCGCATCCCAACTCAAGTGTTCTAGATAGTTAGCAACGCATACGGCATAGTTAGACCTTCCTTCACTTAAGTAATGCTGACCAGTAGCAATTAGTCTGTTAGAATAGTACAGAAGCCCATTGCAGTTAGGAAATTGATAGCCATCTGGTTGTGTTGCTGGAGCAACAATAAGAGGGTCATATGTACCAAACGGAGTAATGGAATTAGCCAAGTCCCAAATCAAGGGTCTCTTATTGTGACCTCTTGTAATAAAGACCTTCTCCATTGCATAACAAATTTCACAACCATCACTTGTAGTAATAGTTTCTCCAGCAAAAGAAATTGGACCAGTAATGCCAGATGTCTGTGGATTGTATGTCCAAAGTTGATTACTGAAAACAGTAGCAACCGTAGAACCTGTAATTAATACAATGATTTCTTGTCCAGCATTATCTAGGTAAGAGCCACAACCATACACGGTCTTGCCAATGATATCGCCAAGGGTAAGACGCTTAATGCCTTTACGAACTGTCGCTACACCTCTGTCTAGACGAAAGTTCTGGGACTGAGTAACAGTACCCTGCTGAAGATGGGATGGATTGTCTCGGCTGTTTAAGCCAGTAAAACCCATATCCCCATCTTTCTTATACTCAATGGGCATTAGTCCCCCTTCTTCAAGGCGTTAAGAAGTGCCTTACCTTTGCTGATGGTCTGAGAGTCAGCGTTCTTAACGCCAATCCAAATGCCAGCAACAAGGAATGCTGTGTGGGTAATGAGAAGGATGATTATGGAGGTCATAGATTAAGGAATTAGTACCCAACTTCCGTTCTGACGAGCATAGAGGAAACCGTCTTGTGGAGCATCACCAATACTACTTGGTAGTTGAGATGACAGGGTAACCCAATTGTTATTTTGTCGGACATAAGCCATTCCATCGGGACTTGCGTCTGGAAAAGTGCCACCATCCATACCGTTGCCTCCGCTACTTCCCTGCGGACCTGTATCGCCCTGTGGTCCTGTATCGCCTTTATTGGCTACAAGTTGCCAAGAGCCTGTATATGAAGGAGGAGAGTATCCACCAGCACCAATGTAAGTATACATCACATAACTTGAACCTTCAAGTGTGACAAAATCTCCAACAGAATAAGTGTAGCCGTTATCGTAAGCACCCTTGTATACCCAAGCAGTTGCATTGGCTCCAGCAGGTCCAGCAGGTCCAACAACACCTTGAGATGCTGTAGTCTGGTATGTGCCGTCATTAAACTTAATACCAGTATCATCAACTGCTAGACACGCACTAGTATCTGGAGCAACGCCAATTCCAACTTTACCAAACTGATTGATGACAAATTTAGATGTATCTGAGTTTTCATCTTCTACTGAAAGAGCATCGCCTGTGCCAAGTTGAAGAATCTTTAAACCCGCACTTGTTGAAGTGCAGGTGATAAGTTGATTAGCAATAAAAGTATTTACTGTGTTTGTGTTAGCAACACCTTTTGAGACTCCTGTATTGTCCTTAAAGTTTAGGTTACTTCCAATCCAGATATCACCCGCAACAGTAGTAGTTGGGACTGTCCCAATGCCAAGGTTAATAGAGGCAGAAGATACGGTAAGGGGGGCTAGGTTAATCTTGCCAGTAAAACTAGCACCAGAAAGGTTAGCCTTAGCAGTAAGGTCGTTAAGAACAACAAACCTGTTTACCGATGTAGCAGACGGTGCGGAACTAATGGCATCCAGAGAAGGTTGCGTAATTTCCGTTCCAACTTCTACAACATTTGTAGGAATCTGAGTACCAACTGAAGCAGAGATTCCCATTAGACCTGTGCGTAAGCGAGGTGAACGACAGTACTAGCAACAGACGAACTGCATCTGACAGTACCGTTGTAGTTATCAATGTTAATGTTACTAAGCGGAGGAACAAGAATTCCGACAGCACCAACACTATCAAAAATGACAGTCACATTGGCGGTGGCAGACTTGTTCTGAATAAACACCATTGTTCTTCTGGTGGGAAGAGCAGGAGGGGTAAGGATTTCTACAACCGTATTAGGCGTAGCGGACATAGTGATGTCCGAATGAGCCATCTTTCTTACGGATGGGGAGGAGAAGTTAATATAGGAGGAGGACATTAAGCGTATGGGTTAGTAAAGTTGATTTTTCGTGTTTGATTTTGCTGTCTGCAATATTTGTCTACTTCAATGGCAATCATCATTTCAGCCTTCTGTTCAAGACCAGCACCTTCTTGAATCTTGCCTTCAGAGATTAGGAAATTAGCCGCCATCCCCCAAGCCATATAGTTGCCAAAGATGTAGGGAATTGAAATCTTTGTCCATTGGGTAGGGTTATTGCTTGGGTTAGAGCCAGCCGTAGTAGAACTAATGGTACAGTAGTAGAAATCACCGCTGTGAGGCTTACCAGTTACAGGAACATAAGTGCCAGTAGCGGAGCCAGAGTCAAAATAAATCTGTGCATTCTGGTAGTACACATCTGTGGCTTTCCAGATTGTGCCAGTAAGGGGGACGAACTTAGTTCTATAAGAATAGAAACCAGTCGTAAATAGACCGCTAGGAAGAATCACCCTTACGGATGTGCCTAGGTCATAAATCTCGTATTTAAGTTCAAGTGCTCTGGAGGTGATTTGTGGGTTCTTGTCAAATACACCAAGAACTTCACCAGCCGTAGCCAGCGGAGCAAAGTAAGTTACTCCAGCCGTGTCAGTAAGGGCAGTAAATGTAGTAAGTCTGATTAGGTCTGGGAACTCCTGTGACTCCCAAACTTCACGCATACGAGCCGAAGCAAAGTCTCTAAACTGTGCAAAGGTCTCGTCATTAATATTGTGTCTGTCGTTACCGCTATACTGCAACGACTCAAATAGGATTTGGGAAAATTCTGTGGTACGCATTAGGTGATGAATCCGTCAGCACCGAATACTGTGCCTTGGACTACTGTCTTTTTAACATAATTCCGCACCGCACATTCTGGGTTATCCCGAAGGAACTCCCGCATAAATTGTTTATCCTTCCAGCAATCGTAGCCAAGTCTATGACCCCAATAGTGAAAAGCATCATCTGGAATGTTGGCAACCTTACGCCCGAAACCTTCAATATTGTTGGCTTCGTGCGTATGGTTGAAATGAGCCATCTTGGTGGCGTTAGCCTTTGCGACAGCCTCATTCATTCTCCAACCGTGGATGAGTTCCCGCTCCAAATCCTTATGGAGATGGGCGGGAATCACATCGACAAGTGACTGAACGATAT